CTCGCGCTCGCTGGGCATTCGGCCCGCGAACGGCTGTGCCTTGACCGAGGAGACGCGCGCCTCGGGCTGCATCGGGAATGTGACGATCGAGATCTCCCAAAGGTCGACCTTCTCGAGCCTCCTCACCCCGTTGCGGTGATCGCGCTTGCCCCGGATGGCGCGAAAGCCGATGGACAGCCCGTCGATGGCGCCGGCGCGCATGAGCGACAGAACCTCCCGCGCCTTGGCGACCTCAGTGGCAAGGCGGCCGCGCACGAACAGTCCCCGCGCGTCCTCGTAGATTCTGACCCAGGTGCCGATGGGCTGGTTCGGATCGTGCTGAAAGAGCATGCGGATGCCGGCGGCGCCGCGATGGGCGAGGCTCTCGCGAAAGGCTCCGGGCATCATGACGTCGCGCCCGAGGTCCTCGCGCCCGAAGAGGCTGGCGTAGCCCTCGAAGCATCCGTCGAGAGTCACGTCCTTCACCGCAGCCGCCGTGAACTTTACCTCGCGAGCCGCTTCGAGCGGCAGCAGGTGCGCCGTTTGCATGCCAATCGTTTCCCTGGCCATTGCAGTCATGGCGCCCCGGCCGATTGGTCCGGTGGCGCCTTGGTCAGCCGCCTTCAAGAGCGCGGCTAAGCCGGCAAGCCCGTCGGGCGGGATTCGGAGCGAAGGCCGGCGTCTTCCCCGCGCCGCCCTGGGAGCGGCCCGTAGCCGACCGCGGCCCGCTTCTCGTCGGTTGTCAGGAATGTCGCCTTCTCGAGCCGCGCCCACAGCGCCTCGCGCTCGCTGGCAAGGCCCTGGATGGCGTCGAGATCGGGCCTCAGCTCGACGGTGTGGCCCCATGCCGGGCCGAGCCAGGCGGAGAGAGCCCGGCCCGTGCGCTCCACGAGGGGCAGCACCGTCTGCCGCCAGAAGGTACGGTTCGCTTCCTGGTAGTTGGAGTACGTGTTGTCGCCTGGTATGCCGAGCAGCATCGGCGGAACCCCGAGGGCGAGAGCGATCTCCCGTGAGGCCGTGTGGCGCGCCTCGATGAAGTCGAGCTCACGCGGGCTCAGGCCCATGGCCTTCCAGTCCAGTCCGCCTTCGAGCAGCAGCGGACGTCCGGCATTGCGGGCTCCCTGGAAATTCGTCTCGAGCTCCGATTTGAGCCGCTCGAACTGTTCGCTCGTGAGATGTCCGCCGGCGGTATAGACGAGCGCCCCCGAGGGCCGGGCGGAGTTGTCGAGAAGCGCCTTGTTCCAGCGGCTCGCCGCGTTGTGGAGATCGATGGCCGCGGCGGCGGCCTCGATGGGCGAAAGTCCGTAGTAGTCGTTGGCCGGGTGGAACAGGCGGAGGTGGAGGATGCGCCCCACGCCGGGGACCGCCTCACCGGAAATCCGCGTCATCCGGCCGGCCACCGCGTACTCGTAGGCCTCAGGCCAGCCGTCGGCTCCCGGCACCACGCGCACGCGGTCGGGCCTCAGCACGTGAAGCTCGCGCAGCTCGCCCCCGGCTGCGGTCGCCTGCACATAGGCGTTGCCGGCCACCAGGAGGTATCCGTACCAGGCATCGAGAACGTCGCTCAGCGTCCGCCCCGGCGCGGGACGCTGCAGGAGATCGAGCAAGGGGTGCTGCTCGATTTCGTGTTCGCCCTCGTAGAGCAGGAGGGGCACGCTTGCCGCAGCCTCGGAGATCATCCGGACGCAGCGGTAGACGACGGCGTTCTGCATCATTCCCTCGCGTGCGAATGCCGCGTAGTCGCGCGGCATCCATGCGGGCGAATGGGGGGCGTCGTAGGCGACGAGCGCATGCTGCCCGCCGTCCTTGCGACTCGAAGGTCTCCATCCGAGCACGCCCGCGACGGCGTGCGCCGCCCGCGCCAGCCGAGATGGCCGTCGTTGCTCCAGTCCCATGCGTCTCTCTGTCGTTTGCGTGTCGCTGCTAGAGCATGCGCACCAGCGGCTCTGCCGGTGCGTCCAGAACGAGGTCGGTGAGCGCCCAGACGAGGGCGTCCACGCGATCGGGGCTCTTGCCGCCGGCAGCCTCACCGGCGCGAAAGCTCAGCATCTGAGCCTCGAGGTCGCCGTGGTGGCCCACATGAGCCACCCGTCCTTCCGCATAGAGGGCAGCCACCGGCTCGGCTCTCACCCACTTGCCGCGGGTTGCCCGCACCATGCGGATGGGCACGGCAGGGTCGATCTGGCGCAGGATGCCAAGCACCAGGTCGCCGCCCTGGTTGACTTCGGCGACGATGCGATCGGCGGCGAATTCGCGGTACGCTGCGACGGCTGCCCGTGCCCACACGTGGGGCTCGCGGCCCTGCAGCGTGCGGTCGGCAAGCACGTAGGCCCGTCCATCGCCGCCGATGCCCGCCACACAGATCCCGCAGGCATCCGAGGTTGCCGTCGCGGTGACCGGCGGGTCGACCGCCACGACGATGCGCCGAAGCGGCGGCGCCGTCGTAACGCGCGTCTCCTCCAGCCAGTCACGCCGCCAGAGGGCTCCGCCCTGGTGCTCGATGATCTCACCCTCGAGCTCCTGCAGGCCGAGCAGCGTGCCGGAGTAGCGCCGCGTGATCTCGGCGAGGAACGCGGGCGCTAGGTTGTCGGCGTTGTCCGCCGTCCGCACCCGCGTCGTCACCGTGCTCTGATCGGCCATGATCCGCTTCAGAATGGGAACCGGACGCGGGGTGGTCGTTATCACCTGGCGCGGCGAGGGGCCGAGCCGCAGGCCGAACTGCAGCATGTCCCAGACTTCCTCGGCGTATTTCCACTTGGCGATCTCATCGGCCCACGCCGCTGCGAACTGCGGACCCCGCAGGCTCTCGGGATCCTCGGCCGAGAAGAGCTGCGCCACGGCGCCGTTGGGCCAAGTCACCTGCCGCCGCGACGGCTGGAAGGTGGGGCGGTCATCGGGCGGGTGGACACTGAGGAGCCCCGATACTCCCTCCACCATGACGCTGCGAACCTGGTCCAGGGTTTCCCCGATGAGGGCGATGCGGCCTGCCGCCGGACTTTCCGCCGACGTCGCCTGAAGGCGGGTCCACTCGGCCCCGGCCCGGGTCTTGCCCGATCCGCGCCCGCCGAGGATGAGCCAGGTGCGCCAGGCGCGCCCGCCGGGGCTGTCGAGCGGCGGCAACTGGTCGTCGCGCGCCCAAACCTGCCAGTCGTATTCGAGGCGCAGGAGCTCGTGATGCGTAAGAGATCCGAGCGCCTCGCAAACCTCATCGACGCTCGCGCCGCTCCCGCAGCTTGACAAGGCGGCGAGCAAGCTCGAGGCGGAGGCGGTCCGTCTCCCGCCGCTCGTCGCTGTCGCTGCCGACGCCGGGTCTTGCTGTGGGCTTTGAGGATATGGGGTCAGGGTTCAGCTCCGAGATTTGTCCCACCGCGCGGGCAAGAGTGCTCAGAGCGCGGGATTCGCGCTCCCGTTCGGCGGCCGTAGGGGGCTCACCCGAGGTCATTCGCTGCTCCATGAGTTCGAGGGTGTGGTCGAGAATGGCGTAAAGGCGGCTTACGAGAGACTCGGGCCGCCCCTTCCCGCGAGCCGACGCGGCGGGCTGATCCGTGCCCTCGCAGTCCGGGCGAGGCCTCCAGTTCTCCTGCTTGCGGCGGCGCCGGAGGGTGGAGGCGGCGACGCCGTGCTCGGCGGCGATGCTGCGAACGCTGCGCGTGGTGGTCTCATAGGATAGCCGGATGGCGGCCCAATCGGGCGGCCCCGATCGGGCGGGTCTGCTGCCAGCCATTCAGGTCGGTCGTTGTGGGGAGGTCCGTGGAGGGTGGCGACGCTGCCGTATCCGCAACTGTCGCATCATAGTTTTTATCTATCAGATCAGCGGTGCGCTGTCAATGAGACAGTCAAAAAAATTCTGCGATATCAATGCCTTAGAGTGCGATGCAAGGGTCCTCCGAAACGAGAATATCATAAATTAACAACCCGAGGATAAGGTGATCAGCATTTCCGGCGAGCCGCGGGGGCAAGGCCCCCGATCGCTGCGCGGAAGGGCTAGCGAGGGGGCCTCGTTTCTGCTATGAGCGCCTGCGCTGGTGTCCACTGTTCCGCGGTAGCTCAGCGGTAGAGCAACCGGCTGTTAACCGGTTGGTCGTAGGTTCGAATCCTACCCGCGGAGCCAGTCCTCACCAGCGGGGACCGAGATCGGGCGGGTGGTCCCGCGCATCGACGCAACGGACGCCGTTCCAATAGCGGAACTCGCCGCAGCTCGTGGGACGGCGTCCGTTGCGTC